AATAAATACTTTTTTCTTTAGGAGTATCTGTTGAGCTAGTATCACTCTTTGCCATATAATATACTCCTCCGTATAGCCATATTTGATTTTGAGTAGCAGTATTATTATTCCAAGTACTCGCACTGGAAATTAGAGTATTACTTGCATCTATAAAAGGCTCATCATCAATTGAGTAAAACAAAGACTTTTCGACTAATCCATTATTAGCTGTGATCTCTTCCAGAGTTTCTACGTACATTGTTATCGTTCCAGCGGTTATGTCTTGACCCTCACTATTTTGAGTAATATCTGTATGAGATATTTGAATTCTATTTTGTCGAGCATAGCCATAACCCGGATTATTAACTTGTACGTTACTTACAGTTACAAGATTCGTTGATGAAATAGCAATATCAAAATCAAAAGTAGCACCCTGGCCCCCTGAGACTGTACTAATGTGTGGAATATTCGTAAAAGACGCCGTAGCACTTGAGTAATTTCCTGTTATGCCAGTTTGACTAACTGCTGCTCCTACAGTAGCAATACCCCGAGGAGTAACTTTACAATCCCAAGTACAAGCACTTCTTACATTAGTATTACTATAGTCATACCCTTTATAGTACCAAGTACAATATTTTCCTGTGACTTGACGCGAAGGCACTCTAACCCCTGACAAATCAAAAGGAGAAGCAAGTTCTAATTGAATCATTAATCTGTTCTTTGAAGCTACTCTATCAATAATATACGTTGCTTTAGGAAGCTCATATCCATTTGTATTAGTAGGAGTTGAGTCTTCTCCTATTCCTACATATTTTGCCAAAGTTTGATGTCGAGTAACCTTTCCTCCAACTAAGTCTTCTAGCTTGTCTATTCCGATATAATCTGATGTTTCTGGGGTTTTAAATAATGAATTTACATTCGGTAAAGTTAATGTAGGACGAACCTGTGCTCCGTCTCCTGTGATTTCGATACCTTCAAGTAACATAGGAAACCCATAATAATTATTACCTCTGAAGAAAAGAACATCGTCAATATCTTCTCCATGAAAATAATAAGTGACTCCTTGAACTGTAAGGTCGTATAAATTAACTAAACCTTCGTCGTTACCTAGAGCTTGATTATTTATCTCCTTAGCAATTGTGGTAGTTGTCATTCGTATACTCTCTTAAGTTTACAGGTAAGACTTGCTATATTTGTTTGAACAAAATTAATATTATAATCATCACATACTACTTTTACAGTTTCTGTATCTATAGTAAAATCAAAAGATTTAGGTACTTTATGGTCAAAAAAAGTTGCTAGATTATCTATTTCTATCTTGTTTCTATTTTTGAATGAGGCATTGAACTCTTCTTTTTTAACGTTTATTCCGTCAAGAAGACGCTGCTCATATCCATCTCCGAATTTAGCAGTCATAGTTCTTTGTTTGGATGATCTAGTTAATCCCCTGTCTACAACAAAATCTGCATTATCGCCTGGAAATAAATATCCCGGAGTATTCGCCACCCAAGCTGTATACGATAATGTATCCAAGGAAGTAGTTAAATCAACATCTGAATATAGTTGAAAGGTATTAGAAGAAGCAGATCCTACATAATAGGTTCCTCCATTAAGTTCTGTCATACTTGTAATATCACTAAATGTAATTTTTGTTTTGTTTGTTAGTCCATGATTTGTTGAAGTAGTTACTACCCCTGGGTTTGCCTGAGTTATATTTGTAACGTTAAATCTATAGTAGGTTCCTGTAGGAGTCCCTGTACTTGTAGGAATTGATAATTTATATGCCATTATGCTGTACCATAAGGATTAAGTATTCCGCCTGAACGTTTTTGATTTTGAAGTTCTTTCTGAACTGCTGAAGCAATCATGTGCCCTAAATGAGTTCCTCTATCGCCCTCTGTTTGCTGCTCAACTCTGCCGTCCTGATGCATTGTTACATTTACAGTTACATTATTATTTTGACCAGCACCTCCAGGCATTGTTACAGGAATAGACTTTCCGTCAGGAAGAGGAACAATTGCTTCATCATATTTTCCTTCCCCTACAAGACCCAAAGTAGGTTGACGAGCTATTCCTCCAGTTGCATAAGCAGCTGAACGGAAGCCGCCTTTTGCTATTCCTCCATTTGCAAAAAAGAACCCTAAAAGGCCTCCTATACCGCCTCCCATGCCCCCTAAGACATTTGATAAGCTACCTAAAAGACTACTAAAAATATCTTTAAAAATACTTCCCCCTGCTTCAAATACGTTTCCTAATTTTTCTACAAGGCCTCCGTCTGCATTTTTATCAAAAATATCGCTTAATGATCCTAAAAAGTTAGTTACACTTCCCCCCACTTTTTGTTTTACTGTCACCCCTTCTGCACCAAATGTATCATCCCTTGACGTCGTAGTTTTAGATTTACCAAACAGTTTCTCAAACAACCCTGCTTCATCATTAGCGCCTCCAGAACTGGAAGTTTTGTTACCTGCAATATCATTTATCATGGAATCTATAGAAGCTGAAGAAATATTTCCTCCTCCTCCTTTCATTCTAGCAATATCATTTATCATGGAATCTATTCCAGAGGATGACATTTGAGTAGTTCCCGTTAGGGCCGCTTTAATTACAGCTCCATGATAATCAGCTGCATCAAGCATTGCTCGTTGAATTCTATCTTCTGGAGTATCTTTGTCTGTAAAGATTTTCTCCGTCAAAGCTTTGGCTATATTATCGGCAACACTTCCAAGTACAGAATTTGCAATATCCTTTAAAACATCTTTAAAGTCTTTTGCTCCTTTTATAAGAGCTGCAACTCCTGATTGAAAAGAGCTTTCCAAAGCTTGCTCCATTCCATCAACAATTCTAAAGATAATTACTTCTTGTCGTTCTAGTGCTCTCTCCTGCTCTTCTAGTATATCTAATTGATTTTGTAAATTTTTTGCCTGGGCTTCTGCCATAGGCTCTTGGGCTTCTTCGGCAGCTCGCACTTGTTCCATAATAAATAGGCGTTGATTCTCAATCTCTGCTCGTTTTTGTGCTCTATCTATCTGTTCTTTTTCTAGTGTAGTAGCTCCTTGAGTTAAAGCTATGACTTCCTTTTGAATGCCTTGTTTTCGTAACTTTTGATTAACTTCGAGCTCTTCTAATTTTCTAATCGTATCTTGCATACTAATATACTTATTTAGTTGAGCCATTAATGCGTTACTCTGGTCTTCTGAAATGTTAGTTTGACCAAGCATCTCTTGGATACTTAAAATTTCTCTATCTAACTCTAATAAAGTCGTTGAGTAAGATGTTTGAAACTGAGTTATAGACGTTATAATATTTCTAAAAGTTTGGTCAAATTTAAGAGCGCCTTCTTGGATTGAGGCAAGTCTTTGAGCTGTAGTGCCGTAAACTTCGTTTAACTCCTCAAAATCTTTCGTTTGTTGAGCAGTTAGTTCTCTTCCTTCCTTTATTATATTTAAAAGCTCAATATACTTTTTACCTGCTGTAGTACTTTGTATTCCTTGCTTTTCTAATATTTGAACCGCAGTACCTGCTTGTTCTTTAATTTTGTTCTTTAAACTTTCACTGGCTTCTTCTACGCTCTCATATCCAAGAACCCACTTTTCCAAAATATTGGGGTCTAAAGCTCCAGCTGCTTGGTCTTTTAAATCATTCAGATCTTTTTTTAATCTGCCTAGTGCTTGTTCTTCTTGTTTAAGAGCTCTGCTTGTTTTAATCTTTCCGTTTTCATCCCGTTTAAGTTTATTCTCTGTGTACTCCTTCTCTAATTTATCATATTCTCTTTGCTTATTCGCAATTTGGTCTGCTAAAGATATTTGCTCAGCACTTAATTTATTAAATTTCTCTCGAGCTTGCAAAGACTTTGACAAAGCCTCTCCAGATGCTTGAATAAAAGAGGCCTCTGCTTGATAATAATCTAATCCCATCTTATTATCATTTTTTTCTCTATATTTTTGTTGTATCTGATCGAACTTACTAAACTCTTTAGCTAAATCCTCTAAAGAGCCTTCTGCAGATCTTAACTCATCTGCTAAATCTTTTATTGCTTTTGATTGTCCTATAAATCCAAAAGCTTCACCCATAGCTACTAAAGCATCTTTAATTAGTAAAAGAAACCCAACTATACTGATTACTTTTACTGCTTTATCAACTGTACTTGCCATTACTTGAGTTGCTCTTTGAACCTGCAACATTGCAAACTTCCAGCCTCTTACTATTTCAAGGCCAACTTTTTTAAATTGCAGTCCTATACCCTGTATTTGGGCCTTAGTACTTGTAGCAAAAGATGTTGTTTCTGAAAGCATTAATTTGAGATTGTTTATATAATCTCTTTTCATGCCTTCGGACATGCCTTTAACAACTCCACGACCTTTTTCTGCTTCACGAATTAAAGCGCGTAGTTGAGTTTTAGTAGGAGTTTTTCCTTCTCGGATTGCCGCGACTCCTTTACTTTTAGTTTCTTTTCCTTCAAGTTGCCCTGCAACAGCAGTTACTAAACTTTTTGAACTATCTTTTAAAGCCTTTTGTCTGTCAGAAAGATCATCTATAGCTTTTCCTGCATTTCCTATATCCGTTTTTATTGCTTTTGCAGCTTCTCTTGTATTTTCTGTCCAAGCTTCTGTTGCAGGAATAATTGCTCTAAGAATAGGTACAGCTACCAAGGTTAACGCCGCTGTTAAGGAGGGAATATTATTTGTTAAAAATCCTGCTAAAGTTTCGCTTGCGGCGGCGACTGTCTTTTGAACAGGGATAAAAACTTTTTCAAACGCTGTTTTAAGTTTAGTAATTTTATTTGCTTGTAACTCAATTTCTTTAGTTACAGAGCTGTATTTCTTTTCTAACTGTCCTAATACATCTGCGGCCACCGCTTGACTTCTTTCAAAGGCACTTAAATCGTTAACAGATTGTCCCGTTGCTTGAGCATATGCTTCTGTGGCATCTTTTAAACGAAGAATAACACCTAATTCATCAAGAAGTTCTGGCTCTGCTTTTGTAACACCTCGTATAACTCGATCTATAGCATCAGGAACATTTCTTCCTAATACTAAGGCAGCGTCAGTTGCACCTCTTGTCAAGTCTTGAAGTTGTTTTCCAGAAAGGCCAGAAGCAGAACCAATCGCAGCAATTTGAGAAGCTTTTTGATAGCCAATAAGCCCATCGGCCGCTGCCTGAATTGACCTAGATAAAGTTATGTATCCTTTTCCTGTCGCGGAAGAAAATGCAACTTGAGCATCTTGTAGTACTCTAAAATCCGCTGCTCGTTCTAAAAAACTAAAAGCGGCAGTAAGAGCAAAGATATTTGATGCAAGAACAGCATATGCAGGAACAAGAGTACCTGAGATACCTTGTGCCATTTTTGAAAAGTTTTTGGTTCCATTAGCAGACTGCTGAGATGCACCTTTCAGATTTCGATCAGCGGTACGAGCAGATTTACTGGTTTCTTCCAGTGCTAATCCGAGTTTTTTTGCATTTACGGCTACACGTTTTGTAGTACCTTTATCATCTACAACTACGTCAATATAAACCTTATTTTTTGCCATTAGCCACGCACGTTATGGGTATACTGTTTTCCACCCCCTGCAGACTTAGCTTTTCGCTCCTCTGCTTTACGTTTTTTCTCTGCTTCTTCTGCTTTGTGTGAAACTATAATATTTTCATATACTTTCATAAAAAATAAAGTTTCTTTTTTATTTTCAACTTCGTATAGTTCAAAAAGTTGATTACACTGAGACCAGTCTTTGCCTAAATATGTTCCCGACATTCCATCCCATCTATCAGATAAAAAGCTAAATATAAAAAATGCCACTTGAATCTCTTCTGGAAATTCAGAAGAATCGAGCGGCATTTTTGCTGGGTCTGGTTCTTGTCCTAGCTGCTCGCACATACGCAGATATTTATCTACGTCTATTTGCGAGCTTTCTCTTACATAGCGTTCAAGTAGTTTTTTTAATTCGACTACTTGTTGCTGGTAAAATTTTCGAGATCACCTACTGTTTCAGTAACCCAAGTATCAAAATCGTTTGCGTTCTTCATAAGAAGTTCTGCATTTTCTTGGGTAAAAGGCAGTTGATCATCAGGATCAAGTTCAGAAATATCAACCAAAAGAAGCTCTTCTAGGTATCGAAATTTAAGTCCTTTCCATCCTTTAATAACTGCATCACAATATTCTGTAAGAAACTTTTCTTCATCAAGCTCTTCTTCGGGCTGACGAGTCTTTCTATTAAATTTTGTAGTAACACACTTTTTTCTTAACTTAATTAATTCCTCTCTTGCTAGATAACACAAATCTACTGACATTCCTTTGTATCCAGGAAAGTCGATTGTTACCGTTTTACTCGGAGTCATAAGACTCGCGAGAGAGATAGGCTCTTTTTTATCCGTCATAGTTGTTCCTTAAAGGGTTATTGTTGATTTATACCACATATTATATCGAAGGACAGGAAAAAAGTCAAGAAATATTTTTAACACCTGGAAAGAAAAAACCCGCCGAAGCGGGTTTAGTCAGTGTAATATTATTATTATACTCCAAATATTTCGAGATTAAACTCATCAACTGTATCAAAGTTTTCGGTGTATGCACCAAAGTTTGTTTCAAGAGAGATAACATCTTCAATACTGTGCGAAGGTACGTCAATGTGTACTTGAGGAAAGTTAAGATGAATTCGTGGTTCACCTGCAACAACTCCTCCGACCTTAAAGGTAACATTAAAATCGTTTACAACTTTTGTCAAACCTTTAGTTGGAGCAACGAGATCTGCAAAGAAATCAGAAGAAGATCCAGTATTACCATTAACTGTAGAATCATTGTCAAATACAAGATAACAAGTAAAGTTTCCTCCAACTGCTCGCGAACCCGTTACACCTTCGATTGGCTTGTTAATAGTACCCAGTTCTTCCGGCACAAGATAAGTAACATTATTTGAAATTGTTACGTTTCCACCTGTAAGCGTAAAGCTATAAATACCTGTATCTACAACTCCGGAATTAGCAGTGTAAGTACCTGTACCCGCTAGCGCAGCGCCAGTTGCAGTTGCCGAAGCTGTAAAGCTTGTAGTGCTCGGCACGCTCACAACAAAAAGCGTAGTATTCCAGCTACTTGCATTTGTAAGTCCTGCTACGCCTGAGATTTTAATTTTATCTCCAACTTTTAGACCGTGAGCAGCTGCGGTAGTTGCAACTCCCGTTCCCGCAGTCGTAATAGTACTTATTTTTATTCGCTTTCCTTCCATTACATCTGGATTTTGACCGCGAACTTCAAGCTGAGTCAAACGGTTACGAATAAAGTTGGTTGTAGACGTTACGCCTGTATTATAAGCAGTTCTCCAGTTAGCAGCAGCATTAATAGTACCACCACTAGCGTATGCGTCATTTGCAGAAGTGTCCGCCTCTACCGTAAATACCGTTGTACTTGTAACTGCTTTAACGGTATGAGTTGCATTAATAGTTGTTTCAAGAGCGTCATCTCCTGTACCGTCTCCAACAACTCCAGCAATAACTACACTGTCACCTACGGACAACCCATGAGGAGTTGCGGTAGTAATTGAAGCATCTGCAGCATTACTTACACCCGTAATATTAATGTAACCGGCATCTACATCCAAGTTCATTACAAAGTCATTGCCAGAGTCTAGCCATACATCGTAAGTTGATAATAATGGAGCCGTTGCGCCAGCATTTACTTTCCCTTCTGATTGTAGATCATTTACTTCCTTTGCAAAACCTGACCAGTTTGCTGTTGCAATACCATCAATATCAAAATCAATTGAGCACTCATTTACAATTGCATTAGAAAGCTTATACACCATTGGATTAGTAGTATCTGTCTCAAACACAAAATAAAGAGTTAACTTTGGAAGAGTTGAACGATTTGACTCGTCAAAAGAGAGAAGACCTCCAGTACCCCCAGAAGGCAAACTACCGCCAGTTACATCAAGAACAGTACCATTAGATGTAACTTTATCTGTACTATTTCTAGAAAAATCGCCAAACTCAGAGCCTCCTGTACCTGCATGAATATCTGCACCTGCCATGGCTGCCCATAACACTTCGTCTACTAAGTGATGCTCGGAAGTATTTTTCTTTGTAGGTCTAATATAAGTGCTAAAAGACCATTCGGCAGGAGCCAAAGAGTCTGTAAACAGACGTCGACCGCGTCGGCTAATACCTGCAGTACTTTCCATTTCGGTCAAACCAATCTCGGTTTGATTTGTGCTCTGCGAAAAACTGAAGCCATCAAGTACAGGAACTTCCCAAAGACCTTGGAATTCGCCCGCATTACTTGTTAGTTCGACATACAGTTTCGCGTCGCGACTAAAATAAAGTTTATCTGCCATAGATTATCTCCTATGTCTTGAAAAGGCATGGACGTGAACTTTTGTTCGTGCCAGCATTTTCTAGTATCGAACCTCTATTAGAATTTCTCCAACCCCTAAAGGTTCTAACACACCTTCATCAGTATCAATACTAATGACTGTGATTTGTTGAGTGTACTGCTCCAGACCCATTCTGTCGTAGTACACGAATCTACTATTCTCTTCTAAAACAGTTTCAACGTCTTCAAGTAATTCGTCAAGAGCATCTACTGCATCTTCTTGATTTACATAACATCGAATTGTAATATTTAAAAATCTATCTTTGTATTGTCCGCCTTGGTACTCTCTGGTTTCTGATCCCGCATTTAAATGTACTGCAGGAAACTCTTCAACCTCATCCCAAAATTTTAGTCTTGGACTAACTTCTGCGATTGCCGTATGATAAATTCCTCTACCATCAATTGTTGCTATTTTATCTGCTAATCCTTTAGTAATAGCAGCTCGGCGGCTTGTATACTGTCTATGTGCTGCTTTTTCCGCCACTATACTCTCCTAGTATAAAATCTTCCTAATGCTAACTGCGCTGCTATTTCTCGTATTGATAGATCAATAACTTTTCGAGGATCTCTTTCGGGGGTTGCCCACCCAGATCTTCCCCTGCCCATTTCAAAAACTTGATAAGGGTCTTTCTGATATGTGTAACCAAAACTAGGAAAACCTTTCTGAGTACTTGAAACATCTGTAAGCCTAACGCTATTTGCAAATCTTCCCGTTCTATTTTCAAGCCCAGGTGTTTTCATATTTTCTTTAACTGTTTGCGGTAATTTTTGATTAATCATTGCCATTACCGAAAACATTGATCTAGCTTCTTTCGCTTTGCCGGAGGGTTTAGAAGAAGGTGCTGTTGCTAAAGCTCCTCTGACTGCAGTTTTTCCAACAATGCTGCCTTTACCTTTTCGCTGTTTTTCTTCTACTTTGGTTTTACTTTTAGGTTTTACTTTTTTGGTTTGTATATTCGTTCTTATATTTTTACTTTTTAAAGGCTTTAAAACACTATCGTGAATAATTGTACTTTCAATTTTTTCTAAAAGAGTACTAGATCCTTCTAAATTTTCGTAGTCTATACCCCTAAAAGTCATTTCAAAAGCTGATAAAAATGCTTCTTGGAGCTGTTTTTCTTCGGTTGAGCCTCTTTTAATATTTATTTTAGCTAATACAGGAGTTAATAGCATTGAAATTCCTGCTGTTAAATTTCCTCCAGAAGAAATAATTTGTTCCGCAGATATAACAAGTTTCATAATATCTGCACGAACTTTTCCTCTTTCACCTTTAGTTAAGTCATTTAAGGATGTAGCTAAAACATATTCTAAATTTGCTGAAAAAACATTTTTAAAGTTTTTTGGAATTTTTTTAGACTTACTTTTTTCTTTTACTGAAAAAGCTCCAAAAACTGCTCCTACTAAGCCTGAAGGATTTCCATCTGCTCCATGATCTAAATGAGTAGTTGCCCCATACTTATCTCTATCATAGCTTTCAACATTTTCTAAAGTTTCTATGTACTTTTCATTAAATTTGTGGGTTTTTTCTTTAATTTGATCAAAAGTAATCCCCATATAAAAAATACTTCTACCAAAAATTAACTTATTATTTTTCACCAACTGCATAAAGAGTTTGGTTTGAGTATTTTTTTCATTCGGAAAAGGTTTAGAGCTAATTTTAATAAATTTTTTATACTCTCTTCTGTAATTTACTCCCTCTTCCTTACTTAATTTTCTGCCAATTCCTGCTTCAAAACCTTTTTGTACTGCTTGTGTTTCTTTATTTTTTAAAACTATACATTGGCTGACTTCTGCAGATTGTAAAAGAATTCGTGCTGCTTCTCCTACGGTTTTTTCACTTTTTCTAGAAAAGTTTTTAATAAGTTCTTTTGAAACTCTTTTTCTAAATGCAGAGGTACTCACTAAAAATTCTTATATAAATCAAGTACGCGTTTAATATGGTCAGGAAATGCCACATTGTTACGCTGACTTGAACTTGCTTGATTCTGAATACTAGCGCCAGCAATAGACCGTCGCTCTTTGTGCTCATCTTTCAAGTAGTATGTAATCAAATCAAATACTGCAAGTCTCAAATCTGCAGGAACACTTGCATATCCTGCAGTATAAGTTACACGAACTGCACCTGGGCCACGAGCCCAGTGCTTATAGTTACCCCCAGTAGTACGAATAATGCTGTCAGTCACACTATCTAAATAATACTCATAATCTGTAGTAGTAAGAGTTTCATAGTTTGCACTATAAGAATTTCTTTCCTCTACTGATACGATTGTATTTACAGGGCTTTCAGTAAGTTGCACAATATGCGTAGCCCAGTCTACATTAATAGTATCTACTTTATTTGTACTATAGTAGTCTACGAAACTATTTCCACAATAAGTTTTTACTAATTGACTCACAGATGGAATAATTTTATTCAACTGCTCATCATTCTTAGGGGTATTAATCCCTTCGGCAGCTTTATATTCTACAAGAGTAACTAAATCAGTCATAAGTCAATTAATAAAAACTTGGGGAGGCGAACCTCCCCAGTTTGCAAAGTGTATTAGGCGGTAAATACAACCTTAACACAAGAACGATTGTTAGCAGCGTCTGCGAACAGCTCTGCGAAACCAAGTGACTGAGTAGCCACAATTACACGTCGCTGACGTGCAACTTCGTAATCCTGCTCAACGGTTACACCGCGGAGTCGAGGAATTGCATAGTTGCGATATGCAACTGCATAAGCAGCAGTGTTACCTGCGCTTTCTGCTTCGAAGTTATCAGAGATGATTACGGGCGAGCCGTAAACAGAACCGATTTGACCAACCAACTTGGTAGCCACATCAGAGCCAACATCAGTGATATCAGCAAAGCCTGGATCCGCAATCAGATCGTAGTATCGCTTCTGAGAAACGACAAATGCTACGTCTGAAGGATCAATGCCATACTTACCCATGTCCTTGCGAGCATCGAGAAGCAGAGCTGCAGTCAGAGTAGCAGAGTTACCAGTAGCAACAGAGGCACCGTCCAGGTCAACAGCACCGCCAGAAGAGGCAGTAGCGAAACCTTCGAGACCAGTGATAGCAGGGCTAGAAGCGTTGCCGTTCAGAACCATGTTATCTACAGCTTTAGCGTGTGCACGAGCTACGCCTTCAGTCAGCATGGGCATAAGGTTAACAAGAACCTCTTCATCAATATGATTGTCCATGAAAGTGGTTGAAATCATACGATGAGCTTGCAAAATGGTTTGGTTAGCTTCGAAAGTACCAGCAGTACCACCAGCTTCAGCAAGACCAGTTGTTGAACCGGTACCTACTGCATTCTCACCAGTTGTTGCAAAAATAGCTGCATCAACATCATTTTGCAGAGGCAGAACCATAGATTGAGAGTTCATTTGAATCTCACGGAAAATCTGAGCCAGTCGATACTGGAGCATTACTTCCTTCTCAATTTGAGTTGCTACTTCTGTGTCGATATTACCAGCATTGGTAGTATACTCAATACCGGCTTTCTCAAGGATGCCTTGACCATATCGAGTGTTCCAGCCTTTCTGAGTGTAAACACCCAGCATATGGCCGTACATCAACTCCTTACCCATTGCAGAAAGGTCGCCTGACTTAGCACGATCAGAGAATAC